GTTCTTTTGTTCGAGTATCAAATAAACGAATTTTTCCATCCCACATTTTATTTTTGTAGGCTGGCATAAATTTATAACCTGGAACAAAGAATGTGAAAAAGTCACACAATTCATTTGCTACAGAAGGCTCACAATCAACATGAATAAAGGCGTGATTCTTCTTTCGAATTCTAATAATATCCATTAAGCTCCGCTAGTGAACTTTCTCCACTCGATCATATTTTTGATCGTCTGGTGACGCCACTTTACGTTCTCCATAATTGTTTCTAATGTTTCGACCAAAGTATTTATGTACTCAATCTGGTCATTCAATTTCATGATGTCTGGATCAGAATTGTAGTAATAATCCATCTCACCTTTTAGAGGTTTAGCTAGTCCATTAAATGGATCGTAAGACCAACCACGGTCGTCCATCTGCTGTTTAGATAACTTACCGTTGTACCACAACCACTTGTCTCGAAGCAAAGTCTTGAGCTGTGACTCCCTACGCTGCTTTTGCAACTTGGTAGTCATCAGTAACTCTAGGTATTTTGCGTGAAGTTTGGCTGTATCTTTTGACGCGTCATCGAGATGCATTTCGTTAATCTCGGCGTCTTTTTTCCACATTTCAAGAATGTTGTCAATATTTAGCATAATAATGTTTCTCAAAGTTTACATTGTTAATTATAGTTTACAAAATACCCAAATTTTAGGTAGATGTAAAATATATTATACCACTATTTATTTGAATTTAAAATAGGCATAGTTGAACGAAACGTTAGCAACTAGGTAATTTGTTTCAGTAATAGTTGTATCAAATGGAAGTGAGCTCAGGTTAATTGGATAAGCATTTACGAAAGTAATCTCACGAGCCACGTTATTGTGAGAAGTAAGAACTTGCAAAGTCAAATCACGGAACTTATTTTCAGAGCTATTTTCTGCTACAGTAACCATACCAAGCATCCAGTCATGAATCTCTTGGTAGTTCTTAAGATATTCATCGACAAGAAAAGTAAGTTCAAAGGTACCATAGTCGACTTTATCAGGTGCCATTGTAATATTACGTTGTGGAGTATTAAATGGCGCACCAGTAATTGATAAGTCTGGAAGTGCTACGGTTTGAATAGTGTACTCAACATTCGCAAACTTGAGTTTATCCATAGCAAGCTTAAATGATACGCCATTTGCATACGACATAGTATCGTTTAGCGTACTTGTTTGCTCTACCGCAAAATTTGTGTTTAAGTTATATGGCATATCTGTTCACCATTAAGTTGAATTATACCTTTATTTATACGTAAAAAAAGAGGGCCCGAAGGCCCTCTCTAATCTTCAATCCTTTAAGGATTAGCTACCAAGGATGTTGTCAACCTTGAAGATGCGGTAGTACTGGTTAGCGCGATCTGCACCAACATCGTTACCAGCTGATGCACCAACGAATGGGTTAGCAATCATGCCGTAACGAGTCTTGAAGCCGATCTTAGGCTGGAAGGTGTTTTCACCAACCGCACGAACCATTGTTAATGGAACGTATGGGCAGTAGAACAAGCCAGCATCGTATGCAGAAGTACCTTTGTAACCAACGTTTACGTAGTTAACAGTTGCATATGGGTCGATGTAAACTTTAGTACGACCGTTCAAAGTACCAGCGAAAGTGTTACCAGTGTCATCTACTTGAAGACCAGTAGACATTGCTGGAGTGTAATCAAGCATACCAGAAGCAGCAAGAGCAGTTGCAACGTCTGAAGAACAGATTACAACGTTACCTTTACCACGACGAGTTTCTTTCGCGATTACGTTTGCTTCACGATCCAATTGTACTACTAGACCTTTGAATTTCTCAGCAGACCAACGACCATCAGCATCTGAAGTCAAGTCAAATACACCTGGAACAGCGATGTTAGAAGATTGCGCACCCAATTTAGCTTGGCTATTGATTGTGTGGATAACTTCACGGTTGATTTCAGCTAGGATCTCAGTTGACAAGATGTTTGCCAATTCTGTCTCAGCGTCAAGACCATGGATTGCTTTCAAGTCTTGAGCAAGTTCTAGGCTGTATTCAGCTTTAAGCGCACGGCTCTTAGCAGTTACAGTAGCTTTCTCAATTGTGAAACCCATTTCTTGGAATGCGTTACCAGTGTTACCAAGTGCTTCAGCAGCTTGAGTAGACATACCAGCACCAACTGTATCAGAGTCAGCAACGCCAGAGAATGCGCTGTTAGCTTCTGCGAACAATGCTTCGTCGTTAGAAGTTGAACCGCCGTCATAGCGAGACTTCATAGCGAAGATCAAGCCAGTAGGACCAGACATTGGCTGTACGCCAGCTACGTCATATGCCATAAGGTTAGGCATTGCACGACGTACTAGAGAGATAAGAACAGGATCCCAAGTAGCTTGTGAACCAGTGTTGTTTGCAGCAGTTTCAGTCAAGAAACCTGCGTGTGCAGCTTTTTCTTCGATCATTGCACGTTCTTGGTTTTCAAGGATAGCAGCAGTAACTGCTTTACGGTGATGATCTTTGATTGAGCCAGCAGATTCTTCGTTAAGAACTGGTGACCATTTTTCTACTAATTTATCGAATTGCATGATAGTTTTCCTTATTTGGATGTTTTCTTGATTGCAGCTAAGTATGATTCCATGATTGAAGATACTTCGATTTCTTCTTCAACTTCTTCGGAAATTTCTTCTACTACTGCAGGGATTTCTTTTGAAAAGTAGTTTTCTTTAATAGTAGCAACTTTAGATGCGAAATTCTCATCAAAGTCTACGCTTTCTACCAATTCAGCTAACTTCTCGGCTTGTGTGTCTGCTAGGTCACGTGAAGCTTCAGCAATAACTGCGTTACGCTTGTAAGTTTCAAGTTCTTCAGCAAGTGCGATCGCGTCACCAGTAGTTGCGTTGAGTTTTTCTTCCAACTCATCTACTTGCTCTGCTAGATCGTCAACTAGATCTACCTTAGATTCTGGAACTTCAATGTACGATTCTACGAATACGTTCTTCATTGATTCCATAAAGTTTTCTGCGATTTCAGTGCGAAGTCCGCTCTGGATTGCAACTTTATTATCTTCCATCCAAGATTCAACCACGTAGTTTAGGTATGAATCAACTTTACCAACTAAGTCTTCTTTAATAGTAGAGACTTCTTCAGCAAGTTCTTCTTTATAAGATTCTTCAAGACGAGCTACTTCTTCAGAAAGCTTGCTTTTAACAGCAGCTTCAAAAATAACAGCAGTTTTCTCTTTGAATTCTTCTGATAAAGTAGCTTCACCTTCAACGATTGCTTGAAGCTCAACGTTTGTATCTACTTCTTCAGCAACGAATTCAGCATCAACATTCAATGCTTCACATACTTTTCCGTATGCAGCTTGAAGGTCAGTCTTCTTCATTTTTGAAGCAGCTTGATACATTGCGTTCAACAATGCAGCTTTTGTTTTAGGTAAGTTAGACTTTTCAGAGTTCTTCTTATCACCTGTACGCGCTGGTGCTTGGCTAGTAGCGTTAGCAGCTTTATCAACAGAAGCAACTGAGTCTGGCTCAGAAACTTGTTGTCCATCTACAGAACCGCTCTTAGCTTTTGGCGCTTGCGCTTCTTCGAGAGTTTCCTCCACGATTTCGTTAATATCTGTATCGCGGATTTCACTTTCGACTTTGTTTAAATCAGTCATAGTGACTCCTTATAGTTTAGATTTGATTAACGAGAGGAAATTCTTAAACTCACGAATTTGCACTTCAGGTTGAATTGCTATTGGTGCCATTTTAATTTCAGTCTCCATCTCTTCAATTACCTGCTGCTCCAAAATGCCGTTGTTCCAAACCCAGTCAACACCTTCCATAATACCATTAACAAAAGCGTCAGGTGCGCTAGGGTCTTGAACGATATCTACGGTAGCAAGCATAAAATCTTCCTTAACGTACATAACGCCATTTTTTTGCATGAGGCTTCCCATACCACGAGTTGACACGCCTAATTGAACACCGCCTTCAAGTAGTCCTTTAACTATCTTGCCCATCGGTGTGTCTAATATTTGTGCCTTTCCAATCACATCATTACCTTCTAACCTTAGATCAGTAATGAGGTGTGAAACTTTGTCTAAGTTAACCGTTGGTCCTTCTGGGTGATTTAACTCACCGACCGAACGCTTCTTAGAAACTTGTTCTGTTACGTACTTGTTTACCGCAGCTTCCATAATGGCTCTTGGGTAAACACGTCCGTTACGATTCTTTTGATCAGCTTGTGCGAACACACCTTCAATCACATAGTTCTTTTCGCCATTCTCTTTGGCTTCAACGATGCATTCTAGATTGCTTTCTGTAAATTCGCTAATTAGCTTCATCTTATTTTCCTAATGCTTTTAATACTTCTTTAGCAGTATCTTCAGCTTCTTTTCTAGACTTAAAGTCAGCAGCAACAAGGTCTCCATCTACACGGAGTTCAATACCCTTCTTACCAGTTTTAACTTCTACAGAAACGCCTTTGATCTTTTTTCTAACGAGAAACATATTAGATTCTCTAATTTCTTTAAAACTTTTCATCAGCACTCCTTAGTTAAGTATTATTTATAAGAAATATATTCTTAACTTTAAATTATTTTTTAACGTACAATTTCTTAGTACTGCCCCACATCTGTTTAGCATAAATCTTGTCATCGCCAATATACGGAGTAGACCTTACACTATAGTGTGTTGGTATCGTATAATGCGATGGCCAGATTTTGAGCTTGTGTTTATTAGCATCTGGCACAAACTGCGATAACCAACCATTGCCTGTAGACTTCCATGGTTTGGGGTCTAGCTCATCAGCAGTTAATTCATGAAGAGTATCTATTAGTAATTTAACGAACGTATTTCCTGGATTACAAGCCTGTACTGGAGATATCCAATTAGGCGCAATATGAGGATCACGATCGTTTTCAAATACCGTATACGCCCAGTCTTTTGGACTGGTGAATAACTCGTCCATGTTGTGTAAACACATCGAGTCTGCTGGTGGTAGGAAACCGCCTTCTTCATATAGAAGTTCATAGCGGATGAGGTCAGCAACGCCAGCCCACACGCCCATAGAATAATATTTATCGATTAAATGCTGATTGCGCCATATTCGCGCTTTCAGCATATCGTCAGTAAAAATACTATAATCCCATTCCGGATGTTTCTGTTTCCAGCTATCCATCCAATGTAAAGGGGGAGCATATGGACCAATCCATATGTGCGTCATCTTTTTAACTAGATTCATACTATAAGAGAGAACTTTATTCTTCGTCTAATTCAGCTTCTATTTCTGGTTCTTCAAGTTCCATTTCTGGTTCTTCGAATTCTTCTTCGCTGTCAATCTCAGGAACGCCGTTGAAGATAGTATCTGCAACAGAAATCTTTTCAGCTTCTAAAGAATCGTTGAGTTTATCTGCGAGCAAATCATTAAATAATTTCTCTGACTGATTAAAATCTCCAGTAGCAATAGCATCAATAAAATCCCCAATAGGATCTACTTCAAGAACTTCTTGTTCTACTTGATTTTCTACTTCACTCATTTTCACTCTTCTCCTTCATTATCAGGTGTGTTGGCATTTTCAGCTTCAACTTGTTTTTGCATTTCTTCGATGTCTTTATCATCCATCATCATAACATTCTTCATTACCCATTCACGTGAGAAATATTCACCAACGTATTGAGTAACTTGATCCATTGTAGCTAATCTTTCACGTAATAGTTCAGAGTCTTTTAATTCGGCAAAGTGGTTATCCCGAATAAAGTCTACTTGGATTTCATTCTTCCAAGTATTCCAATCTTGCTCTGTACAAATACCTTTCATTATTAATTGTTTCTTGAGAATACCCAAGAACAAATGAGAGAACTTTTTACGTAAACGGTCAATAAACTTTTGGAACTTAACTTCATCACGGTTGATTTCAGTTGAACGTCCTAAACTAAATTGCGCTTCTTGTTCAAGTCTATTTAGTGGAACATTAAGTGAACGATATAGCTTCTTCTGGAAGTATAAGATATCGTCAATCTGTCCTAAGTTCTCACCGCCTGGAAGCGTACTAATCTCAGTACCACGACCGCCTTCACGACGAGGCAACCAGAAATCTTCTAACATAGACATATGTTTACGGTCGTCTTTTATTTCGCCAGTATTAGCGTCATAGACAACCTTGTTACGATAGCGAGCCATTATATCTTTGATATGCTGCTCAGCTTTACCTTTTGGCATATTACCAACATCGATATAGAATATACGACGTTCTGGCGCACGAGACATACGATAGATTACTAATGAATCTTCCATCATACGTAACTGATTAACTGGTTTAATACCTTTATGTAGGTAAGAGATAACTCGTTTCTTAGTAGAGTCTAAT